ACCGGCCACGAAGTTGCGGGTGGTATCGATATCGCTGGTGCAGCGCTGGATGATATCGCCGGTGTGGTTCTTCATGTGCCAGCTGAAGGGCAGGCGCTCGATATGGGTGTAGAGCGTATCGCGCATGGTTTTGACCAGCGTTTCGCTCGCACGGGTGTTGGAAAGCATAAAGCCGTACTGGCTGAGCACTTTGACCACGGCCACCGCCAGAATGGCCAGCGCCATGATCCACAGGTTTTGTCCCAGATACGCAAAGCCGCCCACGGCGTTGACCACCTTCATGACCGCCGGGCCGAAGGTGGGTTCGTTGCCGCCGATGGCATTGTCCACCGCCGCGCGGATGATCTGCGGCGAGATCATATCGGCAAATGCCGTCAACGCAGCGGTCAGCATGCTCAGCACAAAGTAAATCTTACTGCCCTTGAGAAAACGCCAGATCAAATCCAGCTTGCGGACAGCTTTTTCCTGATTCTGCAATTTGATTCTCCTTTCCAGTAGCTACAAAAAAACCGCTCACAGCATTCCGGCCCCCTTCGGAATGCGTAAACGGAGGTTCAGCATATTCCGCAAAAATGCGGCATCCCGTATATCGTAGCACAGGCGCAAACCGTTGTCAACGCTTGATTTTTCAACTGTTTTGATATGTCTGAACAGGACATTGTTATTCACCGTGCAGCCATGGTAAAGTGATAGCGTCCCAAAGCAGGGAGACGGACAAAAACCTCCCGGGGAAACAGGACATTGTAATTCATCCCTCCCCCGTGATAAAGTGATACCGTCGAAAAACGAACACAGCAGGGAACGCCCGCCAACCGGGTCGTTCCCTGTTTGCATTGAGGGAGGGAGCGATGACAGCCAAAAAAGCCAAAACCGAAATGCTGGAGGCGGCCGGTCTGCTGGCGGAGGGAAAATCCGCAGCGGAGGCAGCGCGTATACTGGGCCGCTCGGAAAGCACCATCCGCCGCTGGATGCGCGATGAATCCGCCCGGGAAGCCTACCGCGAGGCCATTCTGCGCACCGCGCTTGTCAGCTATGCCCGCGCCGTCAGGCGGCTGAGCGATCAGGTGGACGCGGACAACGAGGCCGTGGCCCAGCGCGCTGCCAAGGATTTGATCGATCGCTTCGGCGACGTCATCATGCAGGAGCGCGACCGCGAAATCGTGGTGCGCGTCATCGGCGCGCCGGAAATCGGCATGCCGGAGGAACCGCAGGAGGAAAACGAATGAAGGAGTACCGCATATCCTACGACCCTACGCCCAAGCAGCGTTTGTTTCACGCCTCCCGCGCGGATGAAGTGCTCTTCGGCGGCGCGGCGGGCGGCGGCAAGTCGAAGGCCATTGTGATGGACGCGCTGCTGCGCTGCCTGCTGTACCCCAAAACGCATGCCTATGTATTCCGCCGCACCTACGGCGAATTGGAGGATACCATCATCCGCGAGGCGCGCGACAGCTACCCGGACGGCCTTGGCAAATACAACGCCGCCCGGCATGAGATCGAACTGCCCAACCGCTCGGTCATCCATTTCCGCCACTGCGCGCACCGGGACGACCGCTTCCTTTACAAGGGCGCGGAAATCCAGTGGCTCTATTTTGACGAGCTGACCAGCTTTGAGGAGGAAATCTACGACTTCCTCAAAACCCGTCTGCGCGCCAAAAAGGCGCTGGGCGTGCGGCCCTGCGTGCGCTCCTCCTCCAATCCCGGCGACATCGGCCATGCATGGGTCAAAAAGCGCTTTGTGGACGCCGCGCCCGCCATGGAAATCTTCTCCCGCGAGGTCGTCAGCTGCGCCAGCCATAAGCGCAAGCGCTACCGCATGCAGTACATCCCCAGCCTTGTCACCGATAACCCATACATCGGCGAGGATTACCTCTTCCAGCTGGAAAGCAAACCTGCCGCGCTGCGCAACGCTCTTCTCTACGGCGACTGGAACGCCTTCGAGGGACAGGTGTTCATCGAATGGGCGGACAGGCCCGAGCACTACCGCGATCAGCTGTGGACGCATGTGGTGGAGCCCTTCGCTATCCCCGATCACTGGCCGCGCTACATGAGCTTTGACCACGGATACTCGAAGCCCTTCAGCGTGGGCTGGTGGGCGGTATCGCCATACGGCACTGCCTACCGCTACCGCGAATGGTACGGCTGCGAGCCGGGACGCGCCAATCAGGGCGTCAAATTGACCCCGCGCCAGATTGCCGACGGCATTCTGGAACGCGAGCAGTACGAGCGCGACAACAACATCCGCATCGACCGCATCGCCGACCCGGCCATCTTTGACCGTTCGCGCGGCGACAGCGTGGCCCAGCTGATGGAGCCTGAGGGCAATCATCCGGGCCTGTTCTTCCGTCCCGGCGAGCATAACCGCCTCTCCGGCAAGATGGAAATCCACGAACGTCTCCGCTTTGATGAGGAAGGTCATCCGGGGATGCAGGTCTTTTCCACCTGCCGCGATTTCATCCGCACCCTGCCCGCGCTGCCGTATTCCACCCGCGCCGTGGAGGATGTGGATTCCGAGGCGGAGGACCACATCTACGATGAAACGCGCTACTTCTGCATGGCCAGACCCGTCAAGGCAAGGGAGAAAAAACGTGCCGCCGCCGTGTACGACCCGTACCGCGAGCGTAACGATTAAGGAAAGGAGCCCCCAATGAGTACCGAAGAACGTAACCTTCGAGAGGAAGCCTACAGCCGGCTGCGCATCTGGCGCGACGGCTGCCGCGAAATCCACGAACGCGCTAAGGAGGCGCGCAGCATCCTGCTGTTGCAGGATCCCCGTCAGGACGCGCAGACGGCCTCCCGCCGCAAGGACAAGCGCACCCTGCAATTGCAGACCCTCAAATCCACCTTCAACAACTGCGTGGCCGATCAGATGGACAACATGCCCGAGGCGCTGCTGCTGCCCGAACGCGCCGGTCTGGAGGCCGTGGCCGAGGATTTGAGCGACATCGTGCGCCATGTGCTGGCCTCCAACGACTTTGAAGCCCTGCACCGCCGCCGCGTGGAGGATTGCTTCTCTACCGGCACGGCGGTCACACAGGTGGCGTGGGACCGCGATCTGGACGGCGGACGCGGCAATATCGCCCTCATCCGCTGGCCGATTGAAGCCTTCCTGTGGGATCCGTCCTGCGAAAATTTGCAGGATGGCCGCGCGGTGTTCAAAATCAGCTGGCATCCCATGAGCTGGTTCAAACAGCACTACCCCGAACAGTATCTGGAAATCGGCAGCGATGAAGCCGAGTACAGCGGCCTTGGCATGGCTGCCGCGCAGGAGGCCGTCCGTCCCGCAGATGAAAACCGCGCCATGCTCATCGAGTACTGGTATCGCCTCTACGATGCGCAGAAGCGGCGCTACACCGTCAATGTGGCCTATCTGGCCGGCGGCGCGCTGCTCTCCAACACCACGGACGTGTACCGGCACGGCATGTACCCCTTCATTCTGGATGTGTACACGCCCATCGAGGGCCTGCCCGTGGGCGACGGTCTGGTGCAGGAGCTTGCGCCCATGATGCGCTATGTCAACCGCTACGCCAGCTACATCGATATGAACCTGCGCATGGCCTCCAAGGGACGCTTGCTTATCGACCGCAACGCGGGCATCGACAAGGAGGCCCTCATGAACTGGGAAACCGACGTGGTCGAGGGCGACCGCATCGATCCCAGCGCTCTGCAGTGGCTGCAGACCCAGCCCTTTACCGGCATGGTCACGCGCCAGATGATGCAGCTTCAGGCCGATATCAAGCAGGACAGCGGACAGAACCAGTTTGCCCGCGGCGAAACGGTGGGCGGCGTAACCGCTGCCAGCGCCATCAGCGCCTTGCAGGAGGCAGGCGGCAAAATCACCCGCCTGCGTACGCAGGGGCTCAATCAGGGCTTCCGCGAGATGGTCACGCAGGTCATGTGGCTCATCAGCCAGTTCTATGACCGCCGCAGGGTGCTGTTCATCACCGGACGCGAGGTGAGCGCCAGCCCTGAACGCCTTTTCGGACAGGGTCTTTTTCCCACGCCGCCCTATACCGTGCAGGTACAGGTGCAGCGCCGCAATCCCCTCAGGCAGCAGGCGCAGAACGAGCTGGTGCTGCAGGCCTACCAGATGAGCGCGCAGGCCGGGCAGCATTTCCCGCTGAGCACGCTGTTTGAACTGCTGCAGGTGGAGGGCAAGGAGCGCATCCTGCCCGTGCTTCGCGACAACGAAAATCTGCCTGTCGAAAACGCCCAGCTCAGGGAAATGTGCCGACAGGCGGACGGGCTGATGAGCCGTCAGCAGCAGAGCGCTCAGCGCCGGCAGGAGCTGGTGGAAAAGCTGCTTGAGGAACGAACGCAGATGGAGGATACCATCCGGCAGATGCAAAGCAGGCTGGACGAACAGAACATGATCAACGAAGCGGAGAAGGACAGCGAACCGCCTGTCTGACCCGCTTTTTTGATACCCCAACCCATGTCATGGCCATGACAATGGCTGCGCCGGAGGCAAATTGCCAAACGCGCGTCAGGATCGGGCAGCTCCCCGCGGGCATGCCTGATTCATACCAAACAGAAAAGGAGGAAACCCAATGGAAAACAACACCGCAACCATGGAAACCATGCTGGACGCCGCTGCGCAGACGCAGCCTGCCGTGCAGGTTCATCAGCCTGCCGTGCAGCAGCCCCAGCAGACCGAGCAGGACATCACCCTCAAACTGCGCGCGCAGGAGCTGATCGCTCAGGCGCGCACCATTCAGGCCGTCGCCCAGACGGACGTGATGGCGCTGTACAACACCGATCCTGAAATCCGCGCCCGCATTCTGCGCGGCGAGTGGGATTTCATCGACGTGTGGAAGAACCTGCAGCCCGCCCAGCAGCCGCCCGTGCCTGTGCGCACCGCCAACGGCGGCGCAGGCGCCATGAACATCGGCGGCATGAACGATCAGCAGTTCTCCAAGCTCAACGAAATGCTCAAGCGCGGCGCCAAGGTGGATATGAGGTACTGACGTGGACGGCGGAAAAACTCGCTTCGCGTTTTTTTCGCCGGATGCTGAGGAATTTCTCGCGCAAGCGCGGAAACTCCCCGCCCCGTCGGCGACGCCGCCGGATACGATCATAGTCGGAGGAGCTGCGGCCCCTCCGACGCCACCCGGGAGGATGGCTGCACGCCGTCTGCCTTGGAGACCGTGAAACGTTCTCATCCCCCGGAATTCCTAAGGGGCAATGCCCCTTAGGCGGGGTGCAGGGGCGGAGCCCCTGCACGTCCCTTACCAAAACAAACAACATCAAAGGAGGACACTCAATGGCTCTTTTTGACAACATGAACATGACCACGTCCGGCGGCGTTGCCCCGGGTGTGGTGGATTACTACGAGCGCACGCTGGTGGAGAACGCCCGTCCCGAGATGGTGCACGGCCGCGACGCCCAGAAGCGCACCCTGCCCGAGCACAACGGCAAGCATGTGCAGTTCCGCCGCATGATTCCCTATGAGGCCTGCACCGAGCCCCTCAAGGAGGGCGTCACCCCTGCCGGTCAGGAGATCAAGCAGACCGCCTTCACCGCCATGGTCAAGCCCTACGGCCGCCATGTGGAGCTGACGGACGAGCTGAACTTCTACCAGCTGGACAACATGCACCAGGAGGTGGCTAAGCTGCTGTCCGATCAGGCGGTGCTGAGCCTGGATACCATCTGCCGCGACGCGCTGTGCGCCGGCATGAACGTGCAGTACGCCAACAAGAAGACCGCCCGCTCCGCCATTTCCGCTGCGGACAAGCTGACCCCCGAGGAGATCAAGCAGGCCGTGCGCACCCTGCGCCGCAACAACTGCCAGCCCTTTGAGGACGGCTTCTATCACGCCATCGTCCATCCCGACGCCATTTACGACCTGACTGCCGACGAGCAGTGGATCGACGTGGCCAAGTATCAGGACAAGGACAAGATCGAGCGCTACGAGCTGGGCTGCATGTACAAGGTCAAGTTCTTTGAAAGCACCAACGCCAAGGTCTTTAAGGGCGAAGCCTATCTGTTCGGCGCTACCGCCAAGCTCACCATCTCCGCC